TTCACTTGCAATCTCAAACTGATCCATATCTAAATCGACTATACCACTACAGTACCAATCCATGTAGTCACCTTCACCACGTATGTCAGCAATAATACTACCTGCATGTCTCCAACTGCAACTCCATTTTTTCTCAGTTAATATAGGCCATACTTCATTACGCATGAAGTCGTTGTTACACATTGCTGCGTATAGATGCTGGGCATAGACTTTATCAGCTTTAACTTTTTCTATAACCCACTCAGTGGTAACTAAATCATACTCTAAGTTATCTACTTTGGGGATGAGTATACCATCTTCCTCATCCCAGTCTATCATATCATTTTCCATCAGTTTTTTTGACTTTTTGCTTACTATAGAAAATGTGATTACCAATACGTGCTACTTGTTTGTAGGGCCAAGATGGATCAACATTGATAGAGTGAAAGAACAATGTTGTCTTTGGAACAACATCTTTGTACATGCCCGTCATTACTTGATATGCAACCAATTCTGCTTGCTTATATTTTGCGCTTGCTTTGTTTGGTTCATCTTTACCTTCGCATACCCAGCTAAACTGACATACAATGTTTTCATTGATTAATGTCTTTTGATAGATTACTTTACATGGTGTCTCAGCGAATCCATGATTAACACGATTCATTACCACTCTGGCGACGGCGGCTTGTCCAGGCATTGCTTCAGCACCCGCTTCATAATAGATATTCCTTGCCATACATGCAACTTGCTTTAAGTCAATTTTCTTTAATGCATTGACTGTAAGTTCGGGCAAATTGTATAGTGATTGAGTTGGCACAGGAACTACCATGATTGACAAAAACATCATGGACAGTAATACTATCTTATTTTTTAATGATAAGAACATAATTTTCCTTTCCTGTAGTATACTACAGTTTTGATTTATAACCAAACGTTTTGGTTATTGTACCCAGCAATCGCAATTACATGCAACTACATCTTCTATAGCTTGTGCTATTGTGGGTTGAGAATTTAATAATACAGCGTCTGTGAATGTAGTATTTAAATTAGGCGGTATTATATTTATCGGATTATTTAGACTGCCAGGAATATTTTGAACTACTGTTGCAGCTAATCGTTCAGGAATAGCAACAACCGTCGATATATTATTATCTAATTCTATTCCTACTAGGTTCAATCTATCTTGATTACGTTCTTGCCTCATCAGACCCACTATACTTTGTCCACTAACTATTGTAAGGTCGCTAATAGCTTCTAATGTTGGTGCTGCCATGTTTGCAACGGTATCCTTAGCATAAGAAGGAATATTATCTACAAAACTATATACTATAGCAGGGTATGGATATATATAGTTTGGTACAGGATCAGGCAATGCACTTATATTAATTCTAGCTTGCTGCTCTATCTGTAACTGAGTTCCTGTACTTTCATACAACGAATTTAGTTGTGTTACTTGAGTTGGGTTTCTTGTCTTAATTGCTAATATTTCAGTATTTGCTAAATTGATTTGTGCTTGTACTAAAGTATCTAAAGCTGAGCCTGTTACAGGGTTCTGGGTGGCAGCATATAAATTTGAATAAATGGTTGATAACTTCGTAGTCTGTATTGCTTGTATCAACGACTGCATTGTTGCCCATGAATAGGGTATACCAGACATACATCCAAAGAAATCGCTATAAGTATATGTACCATTTGGCCCTGAACCTTTTCCTATTATATCAAGTGCTTGATTAGATAGTGTAGTATCGGTAGGTACATTTGTCCCGTTGATTAGATTTAGTCCTTGAGTAGTTTCAATATTAGATACAATCTGTGAGAAATTTTCAATAGAAACATCTTGGATTTGTCTTATCTGCTGCATTGATATACCAAATGCGCCTGCTGCTACTGCTATGTTAGTAGGTAATATTTCTCTTAAATAAGAATCAAATCCTTTGGGTAAAACTTGTAAGGTAGTGCTAGTAGAACCAGTTCTTGGTCCGCTATCAGCCGGTCCAGGTACATATAGTGTTCCTATTTGTGCTACAATGGGTGCTGATGTAAGTGCCGGATTGACCCCGTTGTTTAGATATATAGGATAATAAGTTTTACTGTTAGTAGGTTGTGTCTTACCTGAAGAATTATATATCGGTACTGTAAGAGTCATGTAACTGCCAGGAAACATCATCTTTGGATTTAATAAATCCGCTAGAGATACAAGATTATAAGTTTTGCAATTTAATATCTGTTTTATATCAAATAAATCTACACCTTTAATTATTAAAAATGCAGCATAGATTTTTTGTTGTTGCAATGTAGTTACACCTATATTAGAAGCAGCGTTGTCTATTTCTTGTATAGTTAACCCACTAGCCAGTAGTGCTATTTTTAATGATGCAGTAAGTCCATTATATTTTTTAAGTGTGGCTAGTAAATTAGAGGGCAAACCAAAACTAGATATAGTAGATAAATCTAATGTTTTTCCTAAATTTATTAAATCAGTGCCAAAGTTTTTGGTTGCTAGATTAACTCCAGTTATGTCTGCGCTAATCAAGTCATTCATATTACTATAAGTACCTTCTAAAAAGGTATCAGAGTTAGATACAACTGATATTACTTTATTTGATTGACTTATGAATGAACCTGCTTGTTGAAATGAACCTAAAAAATCTGATAAAGCAAGCGATGTTGTATTGTATTCAAATTCTTTATATGCTTGCCAGGCTAATAATCTAACATAACCATAACTAGCAGTTTCACCCGCATAATTAGTTCCTGACCAATCGCCATTTTGATAGCTTGCTGGTAGTGAATTACCTAATGCAGGAATAACTCCTGTACCAATTGATATTAAATTATTATAAGTCGTTTGAGATAGAGCACCAGCATTAAATCTTGTCCAACCTTGACGTATTGCGTTTGTTAAATTATTAAGTACCGTACTGGAAATTATAGTACCGGATGTGTAAGACGAAATTGAAGGCGAGTATCCCATGTACCCTGCAGCAGTAGGATTTATGTTTATTCCTTGCCCTTGTAGTAACCCACCAAGAACATTTACCCCTAACGGATTTGATATTCCTGAGTCACTCATGGTACAAACACATCCTCACTACCTTGAACAATACTATGTCCGCATTGATTGCCTGACCCTACCCTAAGTACAGGATCTCCCTCTGCAAATACAGTTGGACTACCTTCAGTAGTGTTAGGACTATCATGCGGTGGATGCGGACGTCCCCATGGCGCATGCGGTGTTATAGGACTAGGGTGTAACCCAACAGCAATGCCGTTGGAAAACACAGTACCAGCAGCACGAATTATTTGGCCGCCTTCTTGATTTACATCACCTTTCCTACTCAATTTTGCCATTTTACCCCATTACGATTTTTTTATCTGGAACTTTAATACCAGTTGTTGCTTCAATATACTTCATCTTTACGCTATCTTCTGTCTCTGCATACATAGCAATACTATTAGTATTTAGTGTTACTTTAGAGCCCGGATCTGCGGTAAACATGCTAGGAATCATTTGCATTCCATTCTGTGCAGGAGCGATTGATACTGGGTCAGTAATAGTTATTGTATGTTCTTCTGTGTAGATATCAGTTACCTTAGCGATAAATTCTTCACCACTGTTTAATTTAAATGTGTATGTCTTGTTTTGTTCAAATGTCATTAGATACTTTCTGTTAATTTTTTCTTGAGTTCTGTGAACCCACCCACAAGTTCTCCATTTAAGAAGATTTGCGGAACTGAACGAGCAGTTGGTACTGCTTCTAATAATTCTTCTTTGGTATAACCATCACCAATTTTCTTTTCTTCAAACTGTATCCCTTTACTTTTTAGTAACGCCTTAGCTTGGTCACAATAAGGGCAGTCGTACTTACTCCATACAATTGCTTTCATGTTATTTCCTTTTATAAATTTGGTAATAAATCGTAATCAAGTTCTTCACTCATAATTCCGATTACATAGTTTGTTGATTCATTCTCTTGTAGTGCTGTCTGCTTCTTGCTAGTGTCACTATGTTTATTGAACCATGGTATAGGTGAACTCTTTGGCGCATTGTTTTGATACTTAATGCCAATATCTTTTAATGCACCTACCGCTGTATAATCAACAAAGTCTTTTAATACATTAGCATTCAATCCAATGACAGGTCCTTTGTTGAACAAATAGTCTGCCCAATCTTTTTCTTCACGGATAACATCCATGTACAATTGATAGACTTCCCTTTCACATTCAATTTTTGCTTTGGCAAATCTTTCATCTTCTTTTACAACCTGATTGATGATGTAAGCTGTCCAACCTTTGTGTAATAATTCATCTTGTAAGATAAGACTAATGATGTTACCATTACCAATAAAGATTTTGTTCTCTACCATTGCTAAACTTGTAGCAAAACTTACCATAAATCTAAATGCTTCTAATGCATAACTAGCATTCAATGCCAACCATATTGCTTTGATGTGGCTTTCTTCGCTTACCGTTTTTGGATTGATTTCTTTAAAGCAATTCAATTCATGTAGTTTGTCATAGTATGTACCAATACTTGCAGCCATACTCACAATCTCTTGTGTATCATGTATTGTGTTGAACACATCTTTTGGCACATTGTAGATGTTGCGAATGATGTGGCTATAACTCTTGCTGTGAATGTTTGTCTCAAAGAAGCCCCAATTGTACATCAATGCTTCTAGTTCTGGTATACTACAAACAGGTGTAAACACTTGTGTTGGTCCACGCCCTTGCAAACTATCTAGTGCTGTCTGGCGTAGTAAGTTACTAGTAAAGATATGCTTAACTGCATCACTGGCTTCTTTAAAGTCATTGGCATCTTTGGTCAATGAGATTTCTTCTGGTTGCCAAAAGAATCCTCTTGCAGTACTATCAAAGTCTGCTAGCTTTTTATATTTTACTTCCTCAAATCGTTGAATAGTAACTGGACCTTGTGGGTCTAGAAACATCTTACGGCTTAGATAGTCTGTCTTTGTGTTTAGGTTATATTGTTCTTTGCTCATAATTTACAGTTTTCGCAGTCCTCTTCGTTATCAAAATCAATGTGTTCTAACATTGTTGGGGCTATCTCATCGGGTGCTTTACTACCCTGTTTGTTAATCAAGCTATAGTAGAAAGTCTTGAGACCCCACATATGTGCTTGCATCAAATTCTTTGCTATCAACGTAGTTGGAACTTTACGACCCTCAAAATGAGCAGGATTGTAGAATGTGTTAGTACTTATGCTTTGGTCAATGTATGCTGCTAGTACACTTGCTGTTTTCAAGTAACCATCACAATCTTTTTGTTCCCACATCAATTGATACTTGTTCTTAAGTTTGTGATACTCTGGAACAACTTGAGTGAAACTACCTGCTTTGCTTTCTTTCACACTTATCAAACTCATGGGCATCTCAATGCCATTCGTGCTATTGATAACTACGCTGCTTGATTCTACAGGAGCGATAGCCATCTGTGTAGCGTTACGGACCCCATGTTCTTTCATATTAGCACGTAATGTTTCCCAATCTAGTTCTGGGGCAAAGTCTGTCAATTGATTTACTCCATTGGCTCTAAGTTCCCACGGAAAGATACCTTGACCATACCTTGTCTTATCACTACCTTCACACTTGCCTCTTTCTTTGGCAAGTTCTACACTAGCTTCTGTTAGATAGAATGCTAAATGTTCTGCCCATGTTTTAACTTCGGCTAATGCATCACGCTCACCATATTTTAGACTGCGTTTAGCATGCCAGTATGCTAAATTAGTTACGCCGATACCAAGAGGACGAATCTCATCGTTGCTTAGTTTAGATTGAATACTTAAGAAGTCCTGGTAATCCAGTATATTGTTAAGACTGCGATGTAGAATGCGACAAGCCCTACGCATGTCTTCCGGATTTCTGAAGGCTCCCCAGTTGATTGAACCCAAAGTACAAAGGGCAATGCGACCATCAGTATCGTCAAGACGCTTAAAGGATCTAGTAGGTAGTAGTATTTCACAGCATAAGTTACTCTGGTAAATTGTATGATACTCAGGATCAAACGGACCTTGATTCATAACATTGTCAATGAACACTAGATAGATACGACCGGTGTCTGTTCGTTCTTTTAGTATTCCACTTTTGAATACCTCTTCGGCACTCATTGTTTTTTTTCTTAAATCTTTTCGTTTTTCGTATTTGATGTAGAGTTCTTCGAACAACTGCGTATTGCTGTAGAAGGCTTCATATAAATCGGGAACTTCGTTTGGGTCAAAGAAGGTGATGTTTTCTTTATTTTTGAACCTGCGCCAGAACAATGCTGACAGGACGACCCCGTAGTCCATGTGCCGCACACGGGTTTCCTCAGTTCCTTGATTGTTTTTAAGAACGATAAGATCGTCAAACTGATGGTGCCAAATAGGATAAAATACTGTAGCACTTGCATTGCGAATACCTCCTTGACTGCAACTTCTTAGA